CAATTCAATTGCCAGAATACCATCCTGAATATCTGCTCCGTTTACATTTACATGTTCGGACAGCCTAAAGGTTCGTTTAAATTTCTTTGTCGAAATGCCACGATGGATAAACTCTCTACCTTTAGAAACGTGTTCCCCTGTAACAGTCAAGGTTCTATCTTTAACTTCTACAGATATCTCATCCTTTGTAAACCCAGCAATAGCTAATTCAATCAGATAATCAGATTCTGATGTCTTAATAATGTTATGTGGGGGATAATGGTCTTGAGCATGTTTTGCAGTGAACTCTAGTTCATTGAATAGATGATCAAAACCAACAAAGGATGACCGCGGGAATAGTTGTTGTAAGCCTGTCATTATTATCTCCTTTTGAGCAAGCAAGATTTAAAATGTGACCAGATTATTCTGCATCACTACATTATATATAGTTATTATTTTATAGAAGGCAACTATTTCTCCTAATTTAAATAGTATTTTCTTTTATATCTTTTAGAATTCTGTTTCTAAGATTGTGGTATCTAAACAACCTATATACTTCTTCGAGTGGGGTGACAGTAGTGGTTATATTAACCATGTTTGTCGCAGAGTAGACTTGCTGCCTAAGCCAAGAAGAAACTGCAAACGTATGTATTTTAATTTTTTCTGTTGTATTAAATCGTATATATGATACAATATCCCCTTTCTTAATATTAACATTACCCTCTCTATAGTTATTAATAAACGCTGTATTAATAGGCCTACACCACTTACCTATATCATACTCAGCAGTAAGTACATTAAAGTTGCGTGTAAATTCATTAACATGGAGATAGGGATGTAACGTTGTAACAGTAAGCGGCTTATCTGCAAACAGTAGTACATTATTAATAATTTGATGCGGACCTATTGATTGATTACTCCAAGCCAAACTTTGACCAGTAAAATCAATTATACGATTATCATTAGATGACAATCCATGTTCTGAGTAACTAAAATTAATATCATAATATAATGGTATTACATAACATTGCTTTATAACATTAGTAGCTGCAGGGCATTTACGATAATGAGAATCTCTATACCATTCAGGTAAATTCTTATTTAAAGGTTCAATATACTTAACCAATAGATCTGCTGAATGCTCTATTCCATCTACTCCCTCATTATAAAAGGAAGCTTCTTGTGCGCAGTATACATTTATTGTCATTTATTACCCATACTATACTTTGGACATAATCAATATCCGTTCATCATCAGTCATTTTAGACCAATTGGTTATCTCATCTATGGTTCTGCCACACCCATCACATAAACGTGTTTGTCTGTTAATCCGACACACATCTATGCAAGGGCTTAACATGGTACTACTTGTTGCCAATGTTGTATTTGGGACATAATTCCCATTCATTTTTATCTTTAAATGGTAAAATCTTAATAAGTCTTAAAGGTGCACAATCAAGCTGGGAACTTGTTTGAATCTCTACTAGACCCCAATCACTCATTAACGTAGCAATTGTGTTACGTCTTTGAATATCTGATAATTCTAAATTTGCTTTTTTACCATCCAGCATAAAGAGTTCTTTAAAATGTACTATAAAGTACCGACCCTGTTTATGAAGAATGTGACACGATTGAAATAGCTTTTTATCCTTACGAGAAGCCACTCCCATTCGAGTTAATGTTTCTCTAACTTTAAGAAAATCATCTGGTTCGTTTAAGACTACCTCAAGCATGTCTTGAGGCTGCCATTCTACAATATTATTATTATTATTTAGTTCCACCTTTGCTCACCTTCTGTCTTATTATATTTATTTGTTCAGGTGATAGAAGGGGTAATACTTGCTTTGCTTTATCGTTACTATACTCATAGTATTGCTTAACCACTTCAATATCACTCTCAGTTTCTGGTTTCATCCATTTCGAAAATCTTTTACGTTTACGAATGATATTTATAAGAAAAGCATATTTGAGTTTATTATCGAGGTGGTGATAGCGATTCATAACATTAGCCATACCCACTGTGTCGTAGAAGTAAGAAAGACTACGATTAATAAGAAAGGAATTATACCCCTTCTCATCAAGGTCATCTTTCATTATATCTTGCTTAGTATGGTTAATACTATTAAGGTAGTTAAACGGATTCATTATATACCTTGCTCTATACCACTATCTTGCCAAGGCCATTGCGCATCTTGAGCTTCTAAAATTAAAGCGCTAAGTTGTTCTTTGGTATAATCATAAGTATTCTCTTTATTAATGTGAACGCCCTCATAATAAAGCTGAGGTACAGTAGTGTGTCCTTTCTCTTTCATAAAATGTAGAGCTGATCTATCTGATTGTATATCGATAGAAATATACTTGAATTTACACTCATCTAGCATTTCTTTCATTCTATCACAATACATACAATAAGGTTGAGTATACAGTTTAAGCAATAGAGGTCTCCTAATTAAATTCCACGTTGGCCATAATCTCTGTTAAGCAAGCCACCGTATTTAATTCATGGTCAGCAACAAAGGCATTTTTATATTGGTAATCAGCAAGTATAAGAACAAGCTGGGGGATACTACCTGATACAACATAAGTATTCATATTATCGTATAGACCTCTGAAGATAGCAACTGGATCAAGATCAGTATGATCAACGACCCAGCGTCTCATTTTTTTAAAGTCTTTAGATTTTAAATGTTGAGTAAGATCGTCAAATCCGATAGTACTACTTTTATCTAGGGTAGTTATATTACTACCACTAATAGAAAAGCGCTGCGCTTCATTTAGTACTCGACGCCAATCAGGAGCATGCTTCATAATCAGATCAGCAACAGCCTTTCCCTCATATGTTACACCTTCTTCGTCAAGTATACTTGTAAGTCGTTTAAAGAACATACCTGCTAGCTCTGCCATATCCTTCTTAGAGGTGTTAAACTCATATACAGAGCAACGGGAGTGGAGAGGTTCAATAATACGATTACGAAAATTACAAGTAAGGATAAACCTACAGTTATTAGAGAACTCTTCAATAAATCCACGTAAGGCAGGTTGAGTACTTTGAGGATTAAGATAGTCAGCTTCGTCTAATATTACAACTTTATATCCACCTTGCAATGACACACTAGAGGCAAACTGTCTAATTTTACCTCTTAAAGTTTCAATGTTTCCTTCCTCAGATCCGTTAATAACAATATAATCTAACCCAAGCTCATTACATAGAGCTTTAGCTACTGTAGTCTTACCTAAGCCAGCAGTGCCAGAGAACAACATATTAGGAAGTTCACCACCATCTGCTATAGCTTGGAAAGTCTCTTTCAATTGGACTGGTAAGATAGCATCGGCTAGTTTAGTAGGCCGATGCTTCTCTACCCAGAGGAAATCTTTGCTCATTATTCGCTTTCTGCTGCTTGATCTTGCTGATAAGTCTCTGACATTTGAATCAACTGCGCGGATTGATCGCGTAATTGACCTAGGGTAGATAATTCCTCCCCTTTAACAGCTCCTCGCTGTACCATAGTATCGATAACAGCAATAGTAGATCGACAAACCCGGTTAGCTAAATCATAAACAGGGGCGTGAGACTCATGAGCCAATCGTACTTCTTCTTCTTTTGACATATTATACTCCATAAATTGATGTCTTTTCTAGTGCAATCCAATACTTAACGTCATGGTTAACGCTAGAGAATTGAGATATTAGTTTAGATGATATATCTACTTGATAGTCATCTGTAATTAATTTAAGATTGTTAATATTTAAGATAAATTTAAAACTATCTATATTATATTCTCCATCAACCACAATCGAATATGTATTAGCTGTTGTGTTCTCGAGGTCGACAATGGACAGCTTAATTGAACCTCCATCAGGCTCAATCATTAGTTGAGTGTGATGAAGAATATTAGCAGCTCTTTTAAGATTATTTAATGTTGATTGATCAAGAGTAAATGACACATCAGCTTTTGGCATATTGATAGGCTTAGTCGGAGAAGTAAGCATTTCCGAATCAGCATAATAATATTTTAGCATAGAACGGCCAGCATTGCCACCTACCATTATATAATTATCTTTAAATTGTATAGATGCGTTATCTACCAAATCTAATACTGACAAGAAGTTCTGAAGATCATATATACCCACCTCTCTATCAAACTGTTCTGATAGAGTAGCCTGAGATAGAATATTCTTAGCTTCCGAAATAGTCATAATAGTATTGCCTGGTTGAATAACTATATTACTATTGATAGATGCAAAGTTCTGTAATAACTTTACTGTATTAGTACTAATTTCCATTATATAATCCTACTGAAGTTTTTATCTTTTACTATTTCTAGTTTATTCTCGAATTTATCATCAAGTAATTCTCTCTTATGAGATATAATGAATATATTCGTTTCGTCCCCTAAAGTATAGATGATTTTCATCAGATTATCCACACCTTCGTGATCTAAAGACGAGTCAAACGTCTCATCGAGTATAAGAAGATTAGTTGCAACACTGTTCTTCATTTTAGCTATCATACGCCATGTAAAGAGTAATGCTAAATCAATACGTTGTTTCTCTCCTTCAGAGAACGAATCGTATGAAAAGGCATCTCTAAATCGAGACCGGATAGTTTCTTGAAATGATTCATCTAAGTTAAACGAAACATAGAAGTCTAGTATATCAAGATATTGATTACAAAGCTTATTAATAACTGGCAAGTATTGTTTTACAATCTTAGTTTTAATACCAGTATCTTTTAGCATTGTACTCATTATAACATTATAGTTTAATTGTTCACTAAGTGCAAGCTTTTCTTCTATTAAATTATCTCCACCTTCTTTAAGGAGATCAAGATCTCTAGCAGCTTGATCCATATCAACATTATTATTAAGCTTGCTTATCTCATCTTGAGTTCTGTCAATAGATGATTGGAACTGTGCGATTGATTGATTGTTAGCTGCAATCTCGCTTTGATACTCTCTACACTTCTCTATGATTACATTTGCTGCTGAAAGTGCATGTTGAGCGGCACGTAATCCTTCATCAGCTTTACTAATTCCCGCCTGGAGTTCCTTCGCTCGGCCTTTTCCTTCCAGCATATGGGCTTCTTTTGTTTCCTCAGTGATGGTTTGATCACAGGTCGGACAGATATCGTTTTTCTCAAAGAATTGGACTTCTTTAACGATCTTCTTGACTTCAATGTTAAACTTCGTCTTGTACGCTTCAAGCTCTTTAATTTTAGCTTCGTGTTGTTTTCTTTCTGCATCTGAATTTGGTAGTTCAGATTGAATGGAATCACTAAGCTCTGTGTTCTTTCCTTGTAGAGTTTTGATTTCATCTCGGAAATCTGAGATGAGTTTGAGTTTCTCTTCCCTTTGCTCTTCATTAATCGCTTTGATGTCTTTGATGTATTTCTTTTGAGCGTCAAGCTTAGTTGTTGTGACGTCATGCTGATGTATAGCATCTTTAATCTGATCCTTTAATAAGCTGGTTTTCTCTTTTAGAAGTCCATTCATCTTAGAGAACACATTAATGTCCAGAAGATCCTCGATAACATCTCTTCGATTCATAGAGCTTAGCTGCATGAAAGGAATAAAGGAGGAGGAGCCTAGCACTACAATCTGATGGAAGCTCTTATGATTAAGCTTCAAGATGTTTTGCTCGAGGATCTTCTGGTACTCTTTGGCATGAGATGATTGGTTTATCATCGTAGCGCCATTCCATATTTCAAATACGTTAGGTTTTATACCTCGGACGATTTTGAAATCTGAACCGTGAACGTTGAACGTTACTTCAACTAGACAGTTCTTATTATTAATAGAATTAACTAACTGAGGTTTAGATATATTACGATGAGCCTTACCAAATAGAGCAAAGCTCAAAGCATCTAGCATAGTAGACTTACCAGCACCGTTAGAGCCGACAACAAGGGTAGTTTTATTCTTCGCTAAGTCTAGCGAAGACCAGTTATTACCAGTTGAAAGAAAGTTCTTCCACTTCAAAGTCTTAAATATAATCATGCTATCTCTAAGGTCTGCGCTTCTAACATAAGGTCTGACATCTGAGATTTTATCTTATCTTTATCCAGATCAGTATCCACAGCGTCAATATAAGTATATAATAAAGTAGAAGTATCTTCAACTGATATTTCACTATCTTCTACATTTTCTCCAATAAATTCGTTAAAGTTTTCTGCTATCTTAAGCTCAAGTATATTGCGTTGCTGCAACCTATCAATGAACTTATCAAAAACAAAGGTGTCAGATTTATTAATTACAGCTACTTTAATAAACTTACCTTCCACATCATCAAGGGGATAATGAAGGTAATCACAATCATTGTCATCATATCTGATACGATGGAAGAGAGTATGTGGATTATGTACAGGAGTAAGCTCTCTAGTCTCTGTGTCAAGAATATGAAAGTATTTTTTATCATGTGCATCATTCCAAAAGAACTCCATCTGTGATCCAAGATATTCAATATTATCTTGCTGAGACTTAGTATGGAAGTGACCAGATAATACCTTCTCAAATCGCTTAAATATAGAGCGGTTTAGTCCATGCTCACATTTACGACCTTTCATCATCTCATATCCTTCGATATCAAAATGACCTCCCAGCCAATCACACTTAGCGTTAGCAATAAAGTCTAATGATTGCGCTTCGTTCTCAGCTGATATCCAAGGGACCAATCCTATCTTAAATCCGGCATAATCCATCACAGTAGGCTCATGAAGTATATTTACTTCATTCATATAATGACCTAGTAGCTCTTTAAGACTGTTTAGTTCGTTAGTATTCTTATAATATGTATCATGATTACCACAGATAATATCCATAGTCATTCCATTATCTCTTAACGGTTTAAGAAAGTGATTACGGTTACGGTTAAGAGCACGGAAGTTGATAAACTTCCTGTTATCATAGTAATCACCAAGATGCACAATATGCTTAATATTATGTTCCAGAAGATAAGGAA